ATTGCTAAAGTAGCTGGTGATCCAAATAAAATTGATGCTGCAGACTTTGCTGCTCTTCGTTCAGGTAAGAAGATGAAAGAAGAAGTAGAGCAAGTTCAGGAAGGAGACCCTTCATACTACAAAGGAAAGAGCACCACTGGTAATGCTTTACCACCACCAGGTTCTTTTGCAGACAGAAAGCGAACTGGCAATACTTTTTTGAAGGGATTCAAGTCCAATCCGCAGCCAATCAAGCCCTACGTAGCCCCTAAAAGCAAAAATGAAGAAGTAGAGCAGATCGATGAACTGAGTCCTAATACAATGCACAATTTTAAGGCGGGGAGGCGTGAAAAACAACGCGATTTTAAGCTCGATCCGCATATGAGTGCAGGCGAATATGATGACAGGAGTAAAAAAGTTGTACAGGGCCTTAAACTAGCCAATAGAAGACTGAAGGCTCAAGGGCAGTCCACAAAGACCCCGGATTACTTGCGTAGCATGCGTAGCGAAGCTACAGACACACCAGGAAACGGGCGCGAGCATCAATGCGCGATTCATGTAAAGAATGAACAATTTGGCGAAGGTAGAACTCTAACTACTCAACATGCCGAGCCAGATGAATATGGCAATATCGCTTGGTATGATGTTATGTTCGAACATGGTATCGAAAGAGTCGACTCTGATGAACTAGAAATTCTTGTTTCAGAGGCTCATGTTCACTCGACTAAGAAGTCGATGAAGGAAAGCACCATTAAATCTCTTAGAGATATCACCGAAGGTCGTGGCCGCCCACGTAAGAATCCAGATGATCCTAAGTGGAAGAAGATGGAAGCTAAGCCTGCTGCCTCATCAGATGATGATGAAGAAGACAGCGGCCCGGCAAGACCAGGTTCACCTCATCTTGCTACAGAACCGGATAAGCACATTTCAGTTCAACTTAAAGTTGCACAGGATATGAAGGATGAAAAGGGTGGTGCCGATGTTAAGTTTGCAAACGGTAAGACACATTTCGTTAAGCATGACGTCGCTTCTAAAGTGCTTAGTGGTCTAGAAAAACTTAAGCCTGCAGATAGAGCAGATGTTCATGACCATATTGCTCAGTCTCATGAAAACTTAATGCAAGTACACAAAGTATTAAGCTGATATGCCAATATTTGCCAAGAACTTTATTATAAGCGGTACTGAAAGTCAAGAAGCTACAAACAGTGCTAGCGAGCCTAGCACTGTTGTTGAGCCCAAGGTAGTGGTTGAAGAATCAGTTAGCACAACACCTACTCCTGAAGCAGGAGTGATTATTAATGGCAAAGTTAAAAAGATTAGCAAAAAATCAGCATCTACTTATTTACTTGATATGTTAACTTTAGACGATTAATAAATACACTAGAAGCTCAACTTTAAGGAGAAGTAAAAATGGCTCTATGGGGAAGAAACGACCAATCGGTAACTGCTAATAGCACTACTACGGTTGAGTCATCAAACGGTGCTCCAATCGGCACCCACGTTTTTGTAAAGAGTGGTGGTGGCAATTCATCAGTTCGTGTTGACGGTGCTAATGCTCACTACGGTAATACATCAGCCGGTTCACGTGCAAACGTTGACGTTGCTATGTTTGGCAACGTAACAATGAGCGCATTTGTTCCAGGTATTGCTGTTGGTGTTTTTGGCGTGAGCGCTAATGACACAGGTACTACACCAAATGAAATTGGTACATATAGTGGAAACTTATCATCTGCTTATGTTTCTACCGGTGGTTCGGGGTATTCGGCAAACGCTGTCGTAACTCTTACATTTGCTAACGGTTCTTCAAATGCAACTGCTGTTAACGCATTTGCTAACGTAACTGCAGGTGTCGGCGGTCATATTACAGCTCTTCTGATTAACCAACCTGGTTCTGGCTATTCAGTACCACCGACAGTAACAATTGCTGCTCCATCTGCAATTAACATTACTGCTAATACAACCGGTGTAAGCAATACTACAGATACAATTCTAGTATCGACAGCTAACAGCAAGTTCCAAGCCGGTGACAGATTATACTATACTGTACCAACCAACAATACAGCTATTACTGGTCTAACAGGTAACTCATATTACTATGTAACATTTGCTAATACCACAGCACTTGCTGTTTCACTCACAAAGGGTGGAGCTAATGCTGATATCGCTGAAACAAGAGTCGGAGCTGGTGAAGTCCATACTCTTACCGGTGATACTGCAACAGGTTTCGTAGTTGTTGGTGGTGCAAAAAATATGGGCATTGCTCACGCCGGATGGAATCTTAGAACAGTTGGGTCAGGTGGTCGCGCCGGTCGCGTTCAATACGAAACACTAGTTGCAATGGGGTCGCTAGGTGCTCAAACTGCTGCTTATGGTACACCTGCTAATGTCTCTGATGCTGCTGACGATGCTGTCTTACCTGACGCCTAATTAAATGACAACAAAGAAGATAACTGAGCTACCAGCACATACTAATGCTTCCGGGGATGATCTACTCTTAGTAGTAGACTCCCCGGCAGCTAATGCTGAAACAAGGAAGATGACTTTAACTAACTTCTTCGCTAATGTTTCAGCTAATGTAAGTGTAACCAGTAAGATTACAACAAATGCATTGTATCTTTCTAATACAACCAATACCCCTGCAAATTCCTCTGCAGCCGGGTCTCCTGGCGAGATTAGGGTTGGCGCAAATTATATCTACGTTTGCGTCAGTACTAACACGTGGAAAAGAGCATCTATAAGTAGTTGGTAAATTATGCATAATGATGTTCTTGATGAATCAAATTTTTTATTATACGCTGCAAAAAATTATGATAACCCTTCTTGCTTTGACACAGAAGAGTTTTATGAAGATTTGAATAGATTTAAGTATATTAAAAGATTGTTTAGTAAGTATGAAGAGACAGGTGATATAAAAGAGAGACTTGTTCTTAATCATATTATCGTTCTTTATAATCTGTTCGGTGTTCCCGCAACTACAAGAATGCTCTTTTTAAAACTAAAAGATTTTTATCATCTTTTAGTTCCTTTTTTAATTTTGCTTAATTATTGCCCTGAAAGGGTCGATAATATTAGTGATGCCGGTAGTATTTTTATTACTGACATAATGTTAGACCCTTACATAGTAAATGCTTTAAGAGAGATATGAACAGAAAAAAACTTAAAGAAGACGCGGCTCCGGCTAATGTAGTAGGGGATGGCAAGGTAGCAGGATTAGGAGTAGGTGCTCAGGGTGAGCCTCCTGTTAATAAGAAGTCTCGCACTCTTAAAATTATAAGAAGGGTAGTTAAAATAAAATGAAAGTGTTACTTCTTGTTCCTATTTTATCTCTTATTACTGGTTGTGCAGCTATAGACGCTTTCAAGACACGTCCGTTTGATAATGTAGAGCAGGATAAGATAAACTATATCAGAACACTATCTGGTGAAATGAAGCAGCAATGTTCATCCCCAAATAGTATAAAAGCGGATCTAGCCATTTTAAAATTTAAGGCGTTAGAATTAAAAAATTATTCTAACAGTCTCCCTGATAATCAAGAGACCGCAAAACTTTCAGTTCTTCTATTTAATTTAATCGAGCCTATGAGCAATGCTTATCAGCTCGATGATGCACCTGGAGAAACTTTTTGTAAGCTAAAATTGGATAATATAGAAGAATCAGCCAAAAAAATACAACTGGTTACTTCTAAGAGGCCAAAATGAACATTAATAGCTTACTAGAACCATTTATTGGTTCTACAGACCATGATGTAAATACTGCAGCTGCAAAACTTCACACATACGTAGAAGAGCTTAATAAGGGTCATATAACCAAAAAAGAATTTGACTTTCTAGTTCAAGATCTAAAGATACTAGAATCGGTTAATTTTGAAGTTGACAAGCTAAAGAAGCGTGAACAGCTCAACGGGCTAATAGATGATTTAATTAATCTCTCCTCAATAATATAATAATAAGAGGCTATCATGCTCAATAAAGAAGAAGATTGGATGAACACTAAGTGGCGACCAATGATGGGCTGGACATACATGGTTACGTGTATTTTTGATTTTATCGTTGGCCCTATCCTATATAATATACTACAGTTTTTAAACCCAGGCCAGCAAGTTGCAATGTGGCAACCCCTCACACTTGGTGGAGGTGGTCTTTATCACTTAGCAATGGGTGCAGTTCTTGGTATCGCCGCCTGGACAAGAGGTCAAGAGAAAGTGGCTGCTATTGAAAATAAAGCCACCGTTGATAGCAAATCAGTGGGTGAATAAATGAGCGTAGAACAATTTGATACCGGTGCGAGGATTGCTGTGCTAGAAAATGAAGTTAGAAACATTGTTGGTGAGCTCAAAGAGCTTAGAGTTGAGCAAAAAGAGCAGCATCAACTTCTAATGCAGAAATTTAGTCACCTAGAAGACCGTTTGAGCAATCTTGAGAAGTGGCGGTGGATGCTTCTTGGCGGTGCTGCTGTTATTGGCTATCTAGTGTCACACTTCAGTCTATTTAAATAAGTTGATATAGTATCCTGTTGCTGATATAATACATTGTCGGCAACAGGATTATTATGATTTACATTGATACCAAATATATTGGACTCTTATCTAATCGTCTCGAAAGACTAAAGAAGAAGTCCGGAAATACTTTTAACTGCAGATGTCCTATCTGTGGTGACTCCCAAACAGATAAAACTAAGACTCGCGGATACCTATACGAGAAGAAAGGTATCATGCTATACTATTGTCATAACTGTAATGCGTCCATGACATTTGGTAATTTCCTCAAAGCTATTGATCCAACTCTGCATAGAGAATATGCTCAAGAGAAGTTCATTGAGAAGCATTCGGGAGCACTTGTAGTCGAAGAAAAAGATATCTCTAAGATTGTTATTCCAAAGTTTATGAGAGCATCTCCACTTAAGAATCTTAAGAAGATATCTCAGCTTGAATACAATCACCCTGCAAAGATGTATGTTGATAAGCGTAAGATTCCAGCAGGTTCACACTATAAGTTATTCTATGCACCGAAGTTTAAATCGTGGGTCAATACGTTTGTGCCGGATAAGTTTGAATCGGTAGAGTTTGACGAGCCAAGATTGATTATTCCGTTTCTCGATGCCGATAAGAATTTTTTCGGTCTGCAAGGACGCTCATTTGCTCCTACTGGTATCCGCTACATTACGATTATGACGGATGATACTAGGCCTAAAGTATTTGGACTAGATGCTGCTGATTTGAGCAAGACTACCTATATCACTGAAGGACCTATTGATTCCCTGTTTCTCCCTAACGCTCTTGCAATGGCAGGGGCAGATGTTAGTCTATCATGGGTTAAAGAGGAATACAAAAAGAATCTAGTGTTTGTGTATGATAATGAGCCTCGTAATAAAGACATCATCCGTAGAATGGAAAAGACTATCGAGCAAGGATATAATGTTTGTATATGGCCTGATACGATAGACCAGAAAGACATTAACGATATGATCTTAGCTGGCAGATCAAATACCCAGATAAAACAAATTATAGATACGCATACATACAATAACCTTGAAGCAAAGCTAACATTGATGGTGTGGAAAAAAATATGAACGTACGTATTGTGAGCTACTCACAACCTCTTAGAGGGGAAGATAGCAATCTTATTAATGCGCAGGACCTAGTTGCATTTTGTGCACGGGTTTCTAATCCATCTAATCAGCTTAATACAGAAACATCAGATAAGCTTATTCGATATCTAGTAAAGAACAAACACTGGTCGCCGCTTGAAATGGTTTCTGTGTGTCTAGAAGTCGTTACTACAAGAGATATTGCGCGGCAACTTCTACGTCATCGTAGCTTTAGTTTTCAAGAATTCAGTCAACGATACGCAGACCCGGTCAAAGAGCTTAACTTTGTAACTAGAGAGGCCAGGCTGCAGGATCCAAAAAATAGACAAAACTCAATTGAGATACATAATAAGCTGTTACAAGAGCAGTGGGTGTCTTATCAACAAGAAGTTATTGATCTGGCTCGTGAGAAGTATGAATGGGCCATTAGATCAGGTATTGCGAAGGAGCAGGCTAGAGTTGTTCTTCCGGAAGGCTTGATAGAATCAAAGCTTTATGTTAATGGGACGCTTAGATCATGGATTCACTATATTCAACTAAGATCCGCTAACGGGACTCAAAAAGAACATATCGAGATAGCCAAAGCATGTGCTACAGTTATTTCGGATATCTTTCCCCTTGCGGATGAGTTTGTCGAACAATAAGAGGGCTTATGTGGTTAATTAATTTTATCCCTGATTGGGTATTTCATCTATTTGTTCTTTCAGGCTTGCTCATCTTTGTATCCTCTCTGGTGCTAGGCGCTATCCCTTTTATTAAAACCTATAAACTTCCAGTACAAGCTTTGGGAATAGTTGTGCTTTGTGCGGGACTATTTTTTGAAGGGGCATTATACTGTAATGCTACCTGGAATGAAAAGGTCGTAGAGCTCGAAAAGAAAGTTGCGGCAGCTCAGATAGAGTCAGCACAATCAAATACTAAGATTGTAACCAAGTATATTACAAGAGTAGAAAAAGCGAAGGATAATACAAATGAAAACATCAAGTATGTTGAGCAATACGTTACCGCTGATGATGATAAGTGCAATGTGCCTAACTCTGTTGTCGTGCTCCACGACAGTGCCAGTAAAAATGAAGTTCCCCCAAGCACCGGAGGAACTTATGAAGGAACCTCCGATGTTAAAATCAGTGAAATCACAACCACAGTCGTCGAAAACTACGGAACCTACTACCAAATCTCCGAGCAATTAAAGGCGTGGCAAGAGTGGTATAAAACACAAAAAGAAATCTTCGAAAAAGCTTTTAATTAAGAGGTAGTATGGACAATATTGTACACGGTATTACGGTAGACTATTCGCGCGATTCTTTGTTCGATGAACTAGGTATCAAGCGCTTAAAAGAATCATATATGACGGATGAAGAAGTATCACCTCAAGAGAGATTTGCTTATGTTTCTAAAACTTTTGGCTCAAATCCTGAACATGCTCAAAGACTTTATGACTATAGTAGCCGGCATTGGCTATCTTATAGTACTCCTATCCTTTCATATGGCCGTAGTAAGCGGAGTCTTCCTATATCATGTTTTCTACCTTATTTACACGATAGTGCAGAAGGCCTGGTTGACTGCTTATCAGAAGTAAACTGGTTGTCAATGCTTGGAGGTGGTATTGGAATTGGTCTTGGTATTCGCAGTGCTGATGATAAGTCTGTTGGTATTATGCCTCATCTTAGAACTTATGATGCATCTTCTCTTGCCTATCGTCAAGGCAGGACTCGTCGCGGTAGCTATGCTGCTTATCTTAACATTTCTCATCCAGACATTCTTATCTTTTTAGAAATGCGCAAGCCTACGGGCGATCAAAACATGCGCTGTCTAAATTTGCATCACGGCATTAACATTACAGATGACTTCATGCATATCATTGAAAGATGCATGATTGATCCTGCAGCTGATGACACCTGGGATCTTAAAGATCCACACAATAATGAAGTCAAGGAAAAGGTATCTGCGCGCGAGCTTTGGCAGCGTATTCTTGAAATGCGTATGGTTACTGGTGAGCCGTACCTACACTTTATTGATACTAGTAATAAGGCGTTACCAGAATCACAAAAAGCTCTTGGACTTAAGGTTCAGCAATCAAATTTATGTTCGGAAATAGTTCTACCAACGGATAAAGATAGAACCGCAGTGTGCTGTCTATCATCAGTCAATCTGGAGTATTACGATGAATGGAAAAATGATCCTAGATTTCTTCGGGATATTGCGGAGATGCTTGATAATGTTCTACAACACTTTATTGATAACGCTCCAGATGTTATTCACCGTGCTCGTTTTAGCGCCGCTCGTGAGCGGAGTATTGGTATCGGAGCTCTTGGCTTTCATGCGTATCTACAAAAGACCAACATACCCTGGGAGTCGCCGTTAGCAGTTAGTGCTAATCATCGTATTTTTAAGTATATGAGGGAGCAGCTAGATGTCGCAAACAAACAACTTGGTAGTGAGCGTGGCGAAGCACCAGATGCGGCTGGCACTGGAAACCGTTTCTGCCACCTTATGGCTATCGCGCCTAACGCCTCTTCATCAATTATCATGGGAAATACTTCGCCAAGTATTGAACCATACCGTGCTAATGCCTACAGACAAGACACACTCTCAGGTTCATTCTTGAATAAAAATAGATGGTTAGATGCAGTTATAAAAGAAAAAGTACCGCAAGACGAATATAATGATGTTTGGTCTTCTATTATTGCTAATGATGGATCTATACAACATCTTGATTTTCTAGATGACTGGGCTAAAGATGTATTTAAGACGTCGATGGAGATTGATCAAAGATGGATTATTCAGCATGCAGCAGATCGCCAGCAATATATTGACCAGGCTCAATCGTTAAATCTTTTCTTCAGACCTAATACGAATGTTAAGTACTTGCATGCAGTTCACTTTATGGCTTGGAAACAAGGTCTAAAGACGCTATACTATTGCCGTTCTGAGAAAATTGGTAAAGCTGATAAGGTAGCAAAGAAGATCGAAAGACAAGTTATTAAAGAACTAGACCTTAAACAAATAGCAGAAGGCGATGTTTGTCTTGCATGCGAGGGATAAATGATCAAGAAAACAAAATCAAAATTAAC